TTTCGACCCGCACCATGCTTTCCCATATTTCCAAGCTCAATTTGCAGCAAGGCGACGTAATCGTGTGCAGCGACTACCAGACGCTGGATTACCTATCGCGCGTGCAATTGCCGCTTGGCTTTACCGTTCCGTTGGTTTTCTCGCCTAATGGCGTAGAAAAGCTTAACCGGCAGGATTTGCTGAACCTGATCGAACAGCTAGACCAAGCGCCCGAGACCCCCGCTTCCGTGGAAATGCCCTCAGCTCCGCTATGAAGGTAATGCTCCTTGAGGTTAATAAGCCGATCGATCACAACCCTGGCAATCCTCCGGTGTCTCTTATTAATGCGCGCGATCCGTATAAGGGCTGGCGGGAATTTCACTTTACGGGCCGCTTCACGTCAGATGGGTGGCCTATCTATAGCGAGAAGGTAGCCCACGCCTAAAGCTGCCGCCCCGCAAATTGTCTTTGAACCTGCCTCTGAAACCCAGGCCGACTACATTTGGAACACCAAGCGCGAATCTATGTTCGACGGCGGGGTAGGCAACGGCAAGACTACGGGCGGTCTTATGCGCCTACTTATCCTTGCGCGAGAGTTCCCTGGCTCAAGGTGGGTGGTAGCTCGCCAGACTTACAAAACCTTGATGAATACGACCCGCAAGACGTTCGACAGGCTATGCCCCCCTGCCTGGATCAAGCGGGACGTGAAAGAGGAAATGGTCCTGGCCAATGGTTCCGAAATTAACTGGATGCACCTGGACGAAATGAATGAAGGCGATCTTAGGTCCCTTGAGATCAATGGGGCCTTTGTAAGCCAAGCGGAAGAAGTCGCCCCCGAGATGTGGGAGTTCATAGACTCGCGCATAGGCCGCTGGAGCCGCCCAGAGTGGAAAGAACCATGCCCGCCCTATCTTTGGGGAGAGTGCAACCCTAACGGGCATGATTGGGTCTATTTCCGCTTTCATCCCGAAGTCGTAGGAGATCATCCAGACAGGGCGTATTTCTTTGGCGCGACCTCAATCAACAAAGTCATGCTCGATAAGTTCTCTCCCGGCTATTACGACATGCTTATGCGAAAGCCGGAAGCCTGGAAGCGCCGCTGGGTCTACGGGTCCAGGGACATATTCGAGGGAGCTATCCACCCCGACTTTAGAAGGGAGATACACGTTTACGATGCAGATAGATGGGACCCCTTTGAGCATATGGACATCAAATCGTGCTGGGGATGGTTCGATTACGGTCTTAGCGCCCCGACCTGCCTTCTCCTCAGCGCCTCTACCTCCGACAATTACCACTTCATTACACATGAGTACTACAAGCGCTCTACTCCTGGCCGCACAATTACTATACGCGAGCATGCGAGCGCTATTCTCAAGCTCATGCGTGAAAATCGTTATTCCGTCAGAGGGGTATATGCGGACCCGTCAGTCTTCTTTGAAAGTACGCGAGATCGGCGTACGCAAGTAACCTCTACGGCTCAGGAATACCGCGAGTGTGGTCTCTACCTCATTAAGGCAGATAACAATGAAACCGCCTCTATCGCCAACCTGCAAGAGCTTATGCATATCAACCCTTTACTGCGCAATCCTGTGCTTAAGACTGTTGGTTCGCCGCGCCTATTTATCTCTTCCCGCTGCGAGAACCTGATCGACCAAATCCAGCTCCAACGCCACGCGGAGACGCGCAACCCACTTACAGGCGAGAAGGAGTTCACCGAAGAAAGGGCGGCAGGCATCCCCGACCATGCTTATGACCCATTGCGCTATTTTGCCAACTCTTCAGTGTGGCAAGCCATCCGAGTTAGAGAGCAACCCCCCGCACCGCAATATCGAACCACGCCGACAAACAACAAGCCAGTAAAGGGATATGCGAATCCCGGCATGATGCCGAAAACCAGAACTACCGAATGGCGACAACTTCCACCAGCCCCACAGCCTAAGAGGGTCGCGCAGAATTGAACTGGGTCGGTAAGACATGGGGGGCTGAGCAGTGGATCGTCAACAACGAACTATATTGCATGAAGTTCCTGCATGTAACACCAGGCTTTCAATCTTCTATGCATAGGCACCTACTTAAGGACGAGACTTTCTATGTCCGCGAAGGGGCAATCAGATTAGAAGTTGGCGAAGAGGAACCAATAATACTTCGTCCTAGCGACGAGTTCAGGATTGCGCCTGGTACGTGGCACAGATTCGCCAATCATCCCAAATGGGCGATGGCGCTAGTTATCGAGGTTTCCACGCATCACGATGATGCCGACGTTGAGCGCAGAGAACTATCGGGACCAATCGAATGAACGATTCGGGGCGTAACGCAACCTGCTGTAAAGCCAAAGTGCCTGATAAGTGCAACATCTGCGGAATGTGTGGAAGGTGTTTCGATCACATGGATAAATCGCCGTGGGAACGCTGCCCAATTTGTTCACCCATAGACTCGCGCAAGAGAATGAATCGACTATCCATTGGCAACTAACTTCGTAAGCAGCTTTGGGATGCCTCCAGGTCCTCCGACCTCGGTTTCACCTGACACGGGACCGGCTGAGCGCGACTCCGATCAAGGCACAACCCATTCCGATGACACGAAACAAGCCAGTGTCCGTGGCAAGACAGGCCTATCCGATGCGGAAATAGTCTCGCAGATTGAGCGCTACCGCAATGAAGCGTTCATGCGCGAGTACATCATTCGCAATACGTGGCTCGACTGCTACGGCCAATACCGGAACAAGCAGGACTTTGACGATAAGGCTCCCTGGCAATCACGACTCACTTACGCGAAGGCTCATAGCGCAGTCAAGAACTTCGCTGCCAACATTATTCGCCTGCTTTTGCAATCGGAGCAATGGGTCACAGTAGACCCCGGATCGTCCGTTAATCCGACTATCGACATTAAGAGCATGGCTCCGCTAGTCGAGCGAGTCGTGCTTAAGCTCGCCAACAATGCACACTTCAGAAGCCAGTTTCGAGATGCGCTCGAATTTGGCGCAGCGTGCGGGTTGGGAGTGCTAAAGGTTGGCTGGGGCTATGAGAACGTCTTTGACCTATCGGTAGGCGCGGACGATACCGGACCTCTACTGATTCAGAAAAAACGCAAGGAGGGGCGATTGTATGTTCAATCCATCGACCCTTTCCACATTTGGTTTGGGCCTCGCACTCGGGACAATAATCGGTTCGATTTCATTATCGAAGAGACCCTGGTCGATGTGGATGAACTCAAGTCGCAGAAAGGCTTGGAGAACACGAGCGAACTCGAACACGTGGACCGGATTGCCGACCAGATGTACTTCGCAGACCAGGTGTACACACGCGACTTTGCCCGTTACGACAAGCGTCTCATCCCCGCCGAGCATTACCGCAAGCAAGCACTGCTCTGGGAGTACTGGGGCGATATTGTTAACGTCCACACGCAGCAAGTCGTAGACGCCAACGTGCATATCCTTATCGCCAATCGCACCACCATCCTGAAGTACGAGAAAAACCCATACTGGGATGGACTGCCGCCTTACATCATCTTCTCGCCATTGGTTGTAGCTGGAAGGTTCCCAGGTCAGGGCTTATTGGAGATGAACTTAAGCGTTAAGGACGCGGCGGACAGGACAGCCCAGAAGCAAGAGGATCACCTAAGCTTTAGCGTAGTACCCATGCTGGAGGTGGAAGCGAGTGCTCTCGAAAATCCTGAAGGCGATATGCAGACTGGCGTCCAGCCAGGGAAGGTCTTCTACAAAAGAGCTGGAGCAGGTCCTAGTGCGGTACAAGGGGTACAGTTCCCCCAACTCGGAAACTCATCCTTCAACTTCCTGCAATCGCTCAACAAAGAGTACGAACGCGGCACCTTCATCACCGAACAGGCGCAAGGCTTGCTCGACGTTAAAGGCGAAACGACGGCTACGGAGATCCAGCAAACCCAACTCCAATCCACGCTGATCCTGGCCGACATAGCCGTAACCATTGAAGATAACTGTTTGCAATTCGTAGCGCAGAAGATGTGGAGTAGAGCCTTTCAGTTCATGGATGCAACTTCTACGCCTACCTGGACGATGCTGCTAGGGCAGGTAGGGCAAGTACTAGATCAGTTACCCATTCAAGAACGCATCAAACTTATCTGGGGGCGCTACAACTTTGAGGCTCGCGGGCTATCGCGCACGATTGAGCGCCAGCAGAATCTATCGAAGTACAAAGACCTGCTTGAGACGCTAGCGCAACTAGGACCGCAGGCAATTAGCGGAGTGGGAATGCAGTTGAACAAGTTCCTGCGGCGCATCGTGGACGCTTACCATTTCCCCGATCCGTGGGAACTCTTTGCGCCAGATGCGGACGACATGGAAGAACAGCAAAGACAGGCCGCTCTCGCTCAACAAAATCCGTTCTTATCGGAGATGGCGCGAGCGCACGGGCAGATTGCCTCTTCGCGTGAAGCGAACGATCAACAGACTTTACAGAAATTGCTGGATGCGGCTATGTCGTTAGGGCAACCGCCTTCAGCCCCAGGGCCAGCAGCATAATTCAAACAAAGGAGCAACAAAATGCAGAATGACGTGAAACCCGTTAGCGGTGGTGGCAAGACTCCCAATGAGCACTCCGTAGTTCCGGCAGTCAATGAG